CTGCTTGGAGCTTGGCAATCTTGGCATCAATATCAGCTTGCATCTTGGTCATCTGAACCTGGAGCTGCTGCTGGGCCTTGGCTTGCTCGATTGCGATGTCGGATTGTGCCTTGGCCTGATCAGATTGAATCTCTGCCTCAGTGCGTGCCTTCAATGCCTCAGCTTCTAATTGAGCGAGCTGCTTGGCATATTCTAATGGATCTTGACCCTGACCCTGTCCTTGACCACCCATCTCGGAAAGTCCGGGTATTGGTTTCATCTGCGGAGCTTGCTGAACAATTTGAGCTGCGCGCTCGGCAATTGCATTATCAAGTTCTGGCGGAACATCTTCAAACCTGAATCTGGGATCACGCAGATCTGGCAATTCCGGCAATTGAATATTCATCGCATCCTCCATCCTCAGCCGGTAAAGGAGTGCCACGTGCTCAGCCACATGCGCAATCAAAACCGGGCCAAGCGTACCCTGCGCGGCAGGATTACCAGCCAAGGAAGGATCATTCATGAATTGGATGTGGACGGCTATGTGTGCCTCGTGATTCTGATCATTGAATGCCTTGATTGGCTTGCCCAGAAGGAGCGCCATATTCTCATCAATCGGATCAAGGTGAGCTGCTTCTTCCGGCTCAATCAGAACCTCGTCAATGTTCTGGATCCTTATGGCCTCATACATCCTCTTGTATGCTTCGTAGGTATCGTGCAGCTGAGGTGCCGAATTGGCCATCTCCAAAACTGCTTGTGCTTGGGCGATACGTTGCGTTGAGCTGAAAACATTGGGGTCCGAAACCGGGACAACGTCAATACGGTCGTCAAAGTCCTCACGTCTCACAGTGCCGGAAACTCCGGCCGCAGCAAACTCAACCTCGTCATCAAGGTGAATAGAATTCAGCGTCACCATTAATCTGAATTCCAGGCTCTGAGAAACATGGAGCCTTTTGTGCACTGCGCTGAAAATCTTTGAACCTTGCTCAAGCAAAGCTATCGTCGTGCCGACAGGGGCATTGTTGTTTGCCTCGCCGACGTTTAAATCAGCGATGGCTGCGAACCTCTGGCCAGCTTCAACAATGAACCCAAGCAATTGAAAAAGAGTTCCTGACGGTTCCTTGAATGGCAGAGGCATGACTGCCTTCTTGACATCGTCAACGGTGGCGTCAAGATCGATAAATTCCCCAGGGCTAATCTCCATCTCGCCACCGGGCACACGTCCCTTTAATTTGAATCCGCCTTGCATATTGGCGAATGCAGCCGAATCAAGCAATGCCCTCAAGGAACCTGTGGCGACTTTGCCTAGCCCACCGATAATGTGATAAAGTCCAAAGCCATAAAACCCTAAACCGGGAAGGAACTTATACTCAATAAACCAATCGCGCTTTTCTTGCCGATCATCATCCTCTTGCCAATTGCGGCGGATGGCGACAATGGTTTCTGTTTCCTGTTCAATCGTGATAACATAAGGCAATGCAACCGCATTGTCGTCTGAGGAATCTGCACCATCCATTCCGTCGAACATATAGTAAGTATGCATTTCCAAAAGGACAACGGTGCCGTCATCTCTCTCAGCATCATAAGAAGAAATGCCTTCAATCTGCTCAACAATATTTGTGTCATTAGCATCATAGCCTCCAACTTGTGCATCAAGAGGCTCGTAATAACCTGCCTTCACAAAGCGATTATAATCATTACGTGATAGTTTGATGGTCTGGGTGTAACGTGGCGAAGTGCGGAGATCTGTGCTATCCGGGGAAACGACAAAGTCTTCAGCTTGAACAAACCGTGCTGTCAATCTTTCCATGGATGGGTCATACCAAACCTTCTTAAATGTCTGACCGACTAATGGCAGATGGAACAGCATCTTGTCCAAATCAGGAAAGAACTCTGGCATCTTCTGCGTGATCTGATAGTTCATATATTCCTTGACGCGGGTTGCTTGCTCTTCAAGCTCATCCGTTGCTTCACCAATGATGATGGTGCGCACTGGCCCACTTGAAGGATATAGCTCTGCAATTGCGCGTGATTGAAATTGGGTAGCTGCTTCGGCAATCAGCGGATGAACAACTTGGCTCAGACCTCGGACTGCGCGGTCATCATCATCGTCAATAAGATTACCTTCTGGGTCGAGCGTCTTGAGACCATCTTTGTAGCGCTGTTCCCATTCGGCACGTCCAGCTTTATCAGATTCAAAGAAATCAATTAATTCAGAAGCTGCGGCTGTGAGATCTCTATGATTGATTTTGCCAACAAGATTTTCGTCAAACGAACTCTGCTCCTCATCTTCCTCATCTTCCGGAGCACCAACCAACACATCGCCATCGGGCAACTCTTCAATTTGCAAACCATCATCAGGAGTGCCTGAAGAAAACGGGATAACGGTCATCGGATCTCTAGCCATATAGAACTACCTTCTGCTTGGGTTGTTGCTCTTCGTCTTCCCAATCCTCCGAATGGCCAAGGAACCATCCCTTCCTTAGCCGCAGCCAAGCCTGTGTGCAGGTGTCAACAACATCGTCATTATCACCAACAGGGAAAGCTGCGCATATGCTTATTAAATCTTTAGCCCATTTTCGGCTTGAAGGAAACCAAATTCTTCCATCCTCAAGCAAAGCAGACGCAGCATGAGCGCGTGCCTCTTTGTCTCTGTCAGGAAGATATTCAATAACAGGAATGCCGGCCATGCGCAAATCTTGTATCAAGCTCTGGCCACTGGCCTTCTTCTCAATCAAGACTGCATCCGGTTCATACTCTTTATAAGAGTCTTGTGCCTCACGCCGCAGATCGGGATAAGAAACACGATCGTACCAGCAATCAAGAACAATAGCATTCCATATCCCATCACGTGTGAACACACCCCACGTAGTGCGCGCTGAATAACTTGAATGCTCCTTGGTAGAAAATGCAGTGTCCCAGGATTGAAGGACATATTCAACATCCGGAAGTTTCTCAGCTTCCCAAGGTTGCCACCATTTGCTCTTCAAGATTGTCCCGCCACGAGGCATCGGCCGCTGCTGGAGCTGACCGGCTGCTGCATATTCGCCTAACGAACGCTCAAGAGAATCAAGAGTGCGCTCGTCAATTCTGTCCGGCCACAACAGTTCGCCACGCTTTGTCCGAGGATCAACATTCTTGCTAGTTCCGCTAACAATTGAGGGATGGTCCGGTTCATATCTCGCAGGGAGGCAAAGATGATCCCAATCACCGTCAAGATCATTCTTAAGAATGTGCCCAGTAAGATCAACCTCATGAACACGTTGCATGATTATAATAAAAGAGTCTGTCTTGGGATTGTTCAGCCGGGTCTGCATGGCTTGATCCCACCAATCAAGGACACCCTCACGCACAGTTGTGCTCTCTGCCTCGCGCACATTGTGCGGATCGTCAATAACAATTATGTCGCCACCTTCACCAGTCAACGCACCATCAACAGAAGTTGCTATGCGATAGCCAGTCTTGTCATTATCAAATCGCTGCTTCTGATTCTGATCAGTTGTCAATTTGAACTGTTCGCCAAAATGCTCCTTGTACCAGAGCGAATCAAGCAACCGGCGACATTTGACGGAATCCCTTATTGACAGAGAATTTGCGTACGATGCAAACAGAAATCTTTTTGATGGATCGCGCGTCCACAGCCATGCAGGAAGTGCAACTGACGCTGTGATAGACTTCATATGCCGAGGCGGAATGTTAATTATTAGTCGGCGAACGTCACCATCAGCCACAGCCTGCAGATACTCGCAGATTGCATCAATGTGCCAGTTGTCGTAGAACTCACGCCCCGGCTCTATTATCTTCCAAGATTCCTGAATAAACTGTTTCAGAGACCTCCGCATCTTCTCCGCTCGGATCTCCGTCAATGACAGCGTGTTCAAGAACTCGCTCAATTGTGGTGAGGTCATTGTCACTCAGTGCGCTGATGTCAATAATCTTACGTTCTTCGATCGTCTGGTTTATCTCAACAGCCTTGAGATCAGGCAGACACTTGGCCAACAACGTCTTGGCAGCCATGATCCGTAGCTCCGGGTCCGCACATATCTTGCCAACATGCCTTACATTACCTTCATCATCCTGCGCGTAAACAGGGAAGATCTCCTTGCCAGCCATCACCGAAGCAAGGAACCCAGCCGGATCAGCTTGGCCCATGATCCAATTCTGCAAGGCACGATGATTCCATTTGTATGGACCTTTGCGTCCGGGCTGTTGTCTCTTCAGCGGCTCAACAGAAGAAAACCTTCCATCAAACTTTACTTCATCGCTAACTTTGCCATTCCACTTGAGATGAGAGTTACGAGGACTATCATCAATCGGCCTTTGCACCTGCACCTTAGGCTCAGGTTTCTTACGTGGACGACCACGCTTCCTTTTCTCTATCTCTGGCAATTTGACCCTCCGCCTAACGCATTGTCAATAAATGACAGTTTACCGATAAGGTT